AGCTTTATTGAGATAGAAGTTATTGCTCACCGTGTGATAGACCCCTCTATGTCCTACAGGGAAATAACGTTCATCGGCCAGATATACTCCAACACCGATGCGGTTCAGAGATACGAGCATATCGTTGAACTCTGTAGTGAACGGAGTAAACTTCTCCCAATCCTCGTAGTTATATGATACGTCCAGCAAGGAATGTACTTCTTCGATGTCCTCTGTACACTCTCTCAAGATCATACACCCCATAGAGTCCATTGTGTAAAATCCTTTTGTAATCTTGTCTTCGTTGGCGAGTACAATTGCTGGTAATAGAGTAAATACGCCAAGTGCTGCTAAAAGTTTTTTCATAAGAGTTTTGAAAAATGCGAGTAGGGAGACTTGAACTCCCACGGGATTTACTCCCAACAGATTTTAAGTCTGGTGCGTCTACCGATTCCGCCATACTCGCTGGCGGGCACCGAGGGAAACCACCCCTCCCCAAAGTGGGTTATTCCAATTCTTTTTTCTCTTGGAAACTTTAGTACGGATGTTATTTGCCCAAATCCGTGAGTGCTTCCTGTGAGGATCGAACTCACCTTAGGCAAATTATGAGTTTGCTGCATTCACCAGATTGCTAAGGAAGCGATAGGACTGCTGGGATTTGAACCCAGGTCACACCGTTATAAGCAGTGGGCCTTAACCATTAGGCGACAGTCCCATAGTACCTACCTCGTGTAAAAGTCACCAGGTAGTTGGTCGATAGGCATAATCAAGCAACGAGTGGGGCCTTTGGTGATTGTGAAAGTCTCGCCATTCTCTACTCTCTCAAAGAGAGCATCGAAGTTAGCTTCAAACTCCTCCACAGTAAATTCTTTTTTAGTTAGTTCCATCGTGTCTTGATCGATGTATATACATTATACCAAGGATTGGCCCAATAGTCAACCCCATTCCTGCAAAAAATATAAAGACGGGGTTAGGGGTCAGACTCGCCAAATTTTTCAGGAGAGGCTGGAGCTGAATAAATAGCTGGGAGTTCATTTCTTTCTTCTGGAGTTTTGTATTGCCATTCTTTAGTATCACCAACTGACCAAGAAGGATCGGTCTCTACGGCAAAATCTTTAGTTGAGACTTTAAAGTCTGGGGTCAGAGTGTCCCTAGGGATCATGGAAGCCTCGTACCATAGCACCCGGTTATTTGGCTGAGCAGCGTATTGCCCGTTATCTAACGCAATTACGTTGAAGGACTTATGCTCGTCTGGGGTCTCTGACAACCCAAGCCTAGGTCTGCTATAATCTGGCTCACAAGCATCGATAGTAAACATGTATTCTCCATGATGCCATTGCTTATCTTTACCTAAGAACTTACACCTCAAACCGGCTAACGTAAACTTCTCTAGGATTGTGATGTCATAGCTAAAACAATCCCATAGCTCTATTACATCAAGCGGTAAGTCCGGCGAAGGGGTTTCTGGATCAGATACAAACGCGGCGAGTGGGAGCTTGTCGTAGAGGGCCCCGTACTCCGGTAAGAGCGCCTCGATGTATATGGCTCTGCGAGCGATAGATTTCACGCTAATCCATATCGCCTCGGTAAACTCACCGTGGCCTTTCTCTAAGTCATAAAGGTATTCTTTTCGTACGTAGCACTTGTGCGGAGGTACATTTGCTATTAAAAAACTCATAGTTAACTTATTAACTACGAGACTTTACACTATTTAACTAACTGTTGTAATAACGGGACGGGCACTTGATTGAACGAAGGCATTATTTGTCCTATGAACAAACCAACAATAACCAACCCACCAGCTACTAGGTATCTCCATTTGGTGAGCTCTTCTACTTTAAGCTCTACCTTGTCAATCCTTGAATTTAGCTCTTGATGTTCATCGTGAGACAGTTGCTTCATCTCGTCTAATTTTTCATAAAGAGCTTCTTCTTCTATTACTCGTTCTTCCAGCTTGCTCTCGTGCTTAATAAGCATCTCTTTAATACTCAGAGACACATCGCTAAGCTTCTCAATGGACTCTTCTATTTTAATGAAATACTTCTCATGAGTCTCTAACTTTGACTCAATCACAGAAACTCTGCTGTCGTTAAATGGGCTCATTTAGCAAACTATCTTTATTCCTAAAGATAGCCTTAAACACGAGATGTTTACAAATCTTTTGAATCAGGGTTGATTTTCCTTAGAGCGCTAAGCCTTTTCTCCCAAGAGTCTCCACTGTCGGATCCTTTAACGGGGTTGATGCAAGTGTCGCCTCCGTAGGTGTTGCAGACCAGCCCCGCAAGGTCGTGAGGGCATCCTTCTTTCCCTGTGGACCAGTACAGTTGTCCTGCCACCCAACTCGCCCCACATTTGGGGCACTCAGAGACCGCTTGTTTATCCATATTTTTGTTAATAACGATATTCGTTGAGTACGTCGATGACATCTGATAATGTCTTATCTACCGCCTCTTTCTGTTTTATATTCAAATCTGATCCGTATTTACCACTGTACAGCTGATTTTTTAATCTTAAGACGCGAGCTAGAATGTCGATCTTTGTTAGTTGCCCTGTAGCCATAATCACCAGAAATGTTCGATATAGCAATCGTTGCAAGAGAGCAACAATATAATTATACTCAGAAGGAAGACTAATGTCAACAGCATCCGCATATATTTATACATACTAAAAAAAGGCAGCTATTAACCACCTTTTAGTTCTTTAATCGGTATAACCGCTCTTAACTAATTTTTAATATTTATGAAGTTGGCAGGGTCGCTGGTATAAAAGTCCCAGGACCCGGATCGTCATCGTCGTCTCCGTCCTCGCTCATCAATGCCAGCATCAAGAAGCAAGGAGTAACAATGAACACCAACGTTTGGAAAAGCGTCCAGTCGTAAATCACCAAAGACCCGGGATGACTTGACCCGTTGAGAAGTAAGCCCCAACTGCGGCAATAAAGCCAATCATTGCGAGTCTGCCGTTGAGCTTTTCTGTGTTTTCGTTAAATCCCATTGTTTTTTTCCCGTTGTGTTTTGTTATAAATAATGATTTCTTCACCGTCGTGGGTGAAGATTAATTCGTCATTGTGATCCCAACAAAGCTCTTCGTAAAGAGTGTTGAGTTTTTCCATGTCTTCGTAAAGACCAGTTGGATTAGGCATACTATACATTCAACTAGTTGCTGAAAACTTACTCTTCTCCATTCTGAGTTAAGAAAGCTGCTCCGGCGAAAGTCGCAAGGAGTATTAAAGCAACGGCGGTTAGGGGCATTAAAAGATACCGAAGAAGAAATTACCAGTGATAGCGTAAGAGGCGAATCCAGACACAATGCCCATCATAGCCCAGCGTCCATTGTATTTTTCAATGTACTGCTGAGGCGAATCAAGACCCTGGCGATTGTAGGATTCTACAACCATCGGAGGCTCTTTAGCAAATAGGTTGTTTTGGCCAAGTTCGTTCGTTGTAACAGTCATTGTAACATTGTGTAACTACTATAATTATAAACTATTTATTAAGGTATGTAAAGGGCCTAGTAGTCATTTTCTCTCAAAACCCTTCTGACACCTTCTTTGTTCTTCATGCAATAGCCGTGAACGTCTATCTCCATCTCCTTATGTGCCTTTAAATGTACAGATTGAATAAACGTGAGAACACCGACAAATCCGAGAGCTGAAGCAAATAGGAGTTTCATAACTAATAAAAAAAAGCCCCGGAATTACCCGAGGCTAGAAGAGTTATAAGCAGTTATCAGAAGCTGTACTTAAGACCAAGCTTAGCACCGTAGCCACGATCGAGGTCTTCGTCACCTGAACCAACGAAGGAAACCTCACCATAAGCACCAAGAGCATCGCTTACAGCAAAACCAAGTCCGGCTTTACCTGAAGGGACGGTGTCGGTCTCGCCGCCGTCAGGGGAAACTAAAGTAGCGCCGCCTTGAACGTAGTAGGAGGCTTTCTCACCAACGGCTCCTTCGTAGCCAACGTGAAGGTCAGTTGCAGCACCGTTGTACTCAGAGCCGGTCCAACCAGCATTAGCCTCAACGTTTACATAAGGACCTGCAAGGGCAGCGCCAGCGGACATGGAAAGAGCAGCAGTAGCTGCGAATACAGATTTAATCATAATAGTTTTAAAAGTGTCTCGTAAGGAGTAAGTAGTTACCTTACGGATGGAAGAGATCTCGACATGATCTCCTGCGGGAACTGTTACTTAGTGTAAAGGAAATTCGCCACTAGTATATTATAAACTAATTTTGCTTGTTTGTCAACCACCTAGTACGGCTAATCTTTCTACGTATTCCTGCGCGACCTTGACGCGTTGCTGCTTCGCTGCTTTAGACTGCCCTTTAGCCTCTTGGTATTTACGCACAGTTGATCGAACAAGTTGAGCGTATAGACTCTTATCAAGCTCAGGACGATCAACGTCAATAAGCTTATATATTTTGTTAAAGTCAATTACAGCCTTCGTAGGGTTCTCTTCAATCTTTCCACTAAGACCGAAATCAATGAGCGAGGACTCACTGCCGCCTTCTCCATCTGTCATGAATTGCTGATTGTGCATGTCCCCGTGGTAAAAGCCCATCTTATGGAGATCACGGATTGCCCGGAGGGACTTACGAGCTTGGTCTTCTGTCATTGCAAGACCCCGCTCCTTCTCTTCTGGAGTGCGGTTATATCCGTTACCCCACAACGGAGCTCCGTCAATGGCATCCATCTCGATGTGTTCATCAGATGCAGAGTGGACCGTCGGTGAGTGACCAAGCTTAGCCATGCGTTTACCAAGCTCAACTTCATGAGGCCCCCACTCTTTACCTTCCTTTAGAGTCTTTACAACACGATTTTGCTTGTCGTCTTTGTAGACAATCCCGTAGTTTCCTTCGGCGAGCTTCTTCATCTTAGAGACATCAGGGACAGAGGGCTTTGAAGGCTTTGCCTTCTGCTCTATTCTATCACCACCTTGCACTAGTTTCCACCGGCCATTAGCCTGTTTCTGAAGTGTATGACCAGACTTAGGATTCTGGTACACTGCTCCCGGCTTAGCCGTCTTCCTAAGCGCTTCTGGGACCATCTCGTCGGAATAATTTACCTTAGCCATGTTAAAAATATATGTTGGTCTTTCAACAACGATTCAGGCTGGACTCGAACCAGCGACCGACTGCTTAGAAGGCAGTTGCTCTATCCAGCTGAGCTACTGAACCAAGGATCTACTCAAGGAGTTTTGTCTTAGTGATGTGCTCCACTGTAGTTGCTACATCGTTCATTGCGTCTCTGAGATCGGGTCGTTGACCTGACTCTTGTACCATACTATCACTTTCATCGGCCAATGTCCACCGCCATTGGCTCATTGATCCACTATACCAGAGATTGATCTTCATAGAACTTGGATTTTCTCATGACCAACCTTGATAGTTGGATCTACCCAGATACTATACCCGAGTTCTCGCGCATCAATACAGAATGCAACGTCTTCAGAACACACTTCTTCTAATGGTCCGATGGACAGACGCCGAGGAGCAAACCACGGATAAGGTAGGGACTCAAAGACTCCTTTCTTTACTAGGACCCATCCGAACCCAATGTAGTCTGCCTGGAAGACTTTATTCCTCTCAGCCATCTTGTCTTTATGAATAAACTCGAAATACCCGTGGGTTTGAAAATAGTCCTCCTCCATCTTCTCTACAACTGGAGTAGAGCCCCCAGGTTGGGTGTACCAACCAGACGCGATGTCTTTGCGCATGTCTACTAACTTGAAGAAGTCTCTAGAAGTGAATCTAATGTCACTATCGATCCACATCATATAGTCATAGGGAATCTTGCCACCAAAGGGTGATTGGAGAGGCCCTCTAGACACATCCGCTCCGGCGACTTTGCACCTGGCAAAATTCACCATAGAACTATAGTCTTGAGAGATCACGGTTTGCATCCCAGCCTTCCTGCAATCCTCGAGCAACTGGGTAAAACTTACTAAAAACCTCCCAGAATAATGAGAACCTGGGAGGCAGAAGATAATAGTCTTACCAAGATAAGGTTGGTAAGTTAGCGTCATTCAGCCGGAGGGGTGTAAACGTAATCAGAAGCGCCTGCTGGATCAGTTCCGTCTACAGACGCTAGTACTTCTAAAGTATAATCGTAAATGCGCTTAGCAACATTTTCAATAGAAGACTTAACGTAACTAAATTCCTCTACCGTAGATACGCTTTCAGATGCTAAGAGCCAGTCTTTGATCGTGTCTTTAGTGATGGAATCGAAGTCTACAAAAGTCTCAGCGCTTAGCCCATCGACAGAAAATGCCTTGTTCCCGCCGCAGCTATAGGAGAACGAAGGCTGCGTAACCACAAGGTCTCCGCCTTCTTCTGTTCCGGTAAAAATTGCATCAGATTGGGCAGAGACACCAAAAGAAGCTTCAACAACCACGTTTGAAAACGTTCCTTCTGTTAGTCTTTTCTTTACACCGCCAATATTAAATGTGTAATTGATGGCCATGGATTATTATTGCAAATAAGTTATATTATACCATAAACTCAGGTTGCTATACTCGTTTAAAGAATATCTAGAATATTAGCGTTTATTTGCACATGGCAAACACCTTTAAGAAGTTTGACGTTAAACATGGCCTGTCAGTAAATGGCCTAACGTTTGTCGACGAAAATAGAAACGTAACGCTCAATAACTTAACAGTACAAGGTACTTCTACGGTTATTGACACGCGAACGTTAACAACAGTTGATCCAATTATCAGCCTAGGCAAGTCTGGATCGACTTATACAGTTACTGAAGTCACAGCAGCAAACCCAGGGAGATTGGCTTTTGCGGACGAAGATTTATCTGACTTTGCTCTTAGCGATTCCGTAAAGTTATCCGTTAGTAGTGGAGGCGCCGCTCCTGGAGGACTGACCGCAGATACGGTGTATTACGTAAAGACCATCGACACCGACGTTAGTAGCGCAACCTACGGGACTCTTACTGTTTCTGCTACTCAAGGCGGGACCGCTATTGAGATTACTTCGGCAGGTTCTGGTACTTTTCAGCTAACTCTCAACCCCCTTCAGGACCTAGGACAAGATCTAGGTATCGAAGTAAACTACGTAGATACTACAGCAAAAACGGCATTCTTCGGATTTGATGATACCACGAAGAAGTTTACATATATACAAGATGCTTCATACGCCGGTTCTTCTAGTACATCCGATGATGGCTCACCGCCGGCGGCATTTAGTGGGACAAAAGGCGCAGCCGATTTTAGCACATTAACTCTACAACCTACCTCCGCTCTAGGGTCAACAGACGCCGGTATTAAACTTACTCAGACTTGGAGCGGATCTGGTAACACCTTCGATGCTATTGAAATTGGCATCACTGACACAAATTCCGCAAATGCTTCTAGGTTAATCCAGGCCCAAGTCGGTGGTGTTGATAAGTTCTTAGTCAGAAAAGACGGTGTTGTTTCTGTAAACACATCAACTGTAGATGGTATACTCAATCTTGATCATGTTAGCTCTGGTATAAATGCACAGCCTGGCATTGTTAGCCTAGTCAAGGGTACAGCTAACTGGAATCAAGCTAGTACTGACTTTGTTGCTCTTGATATTGATGTTACTCAAGTCAACTATCAGTCTTCTGGATCAAAACTAGCTTCTATTGTTGCTAGTGCTAACAGATCTCTAGAAGTTAACGCAGAAGGCGAGGTCATCTCTAGGGTTGAGTTTACTGATGGCGGTACTCAGACAGCTTTACTAGTTGATGCGACTGATACGAGTTCCGCTTCTGGATCGCTTTTATTAGACTTACAAACAGGTAATGCTTCACAGTTTGCAGTTACCAAGGCAGGTAACGTAACAGCTAATGGCTTAACAGTAGAAGGCGCCGGTAGCTTTAGAGACGAAGTTACTATAAAAGCCCAAACAAACTCTGCGAATACCTACAACAACACTACCAACTTAACCAGTGAAGTTGTTACCATCCAAGCAGGAAGTAGTACTGTTAAAGTATTAGATTCAGTTGCCGCTGGTACTTACACCACTTACGAGTACTTGGTACAAGCCACTCAAGCAAGTAATGGATATATACATTCCACTAAAATTCTGTTATGCCAGAACGGAACTGATATCTTCATGACGGAGTACGGGACAGTATACTCTAATGATATCCTCGTTACTTTTGATGCCGATCATAATAGCGGCGACTTCAGGTTATTAGCTACTATGACCTCAGCTGCCCAGACAGCAAACAACCTTGTCACCGTTAAAGTAACAAGGATTGCAATGACCGCTGCTTAATATAAGGACTTAACGTCCCTGGCCCCTATATCTCTTCTTTGCGCTGTTACGACTAGTAGCAGCGTATTTAGTATGTTGTCCTGTTCCTTGGCGAGTCTTCTTAGGCTTGCCGGTGATAAAGTTTCCGTCTGTAGTTGATCGCGCCATTGCTTATATTAGGTTACTTATATATTATATCATATTATCTAGTTAGCTTCTTTAAGTTGTAGCTAAGAGGGGAGAACCACTTAACAATATCATTTGCGATTTGTTCAGTCCTGACCGACCCACAAGTAAATATATCACAAGCAGCGATCCCCTTCTCTGGCCAGGTGTGGATAGATAGATGAGACTCAGAAAGCATAAACACAGCAGTAAATCCTTGAGGCTCAAATTTATGGCATTGTGTACCTAGCACATTACACTCAAAATCCCAGAGAGTACCCTCTGCAAAACTAACAAAATCTTTCATAGAATCAAGTAACAGAAAATCTATTCCGCCCATATCTAATATGATGTGTGTTCCTATCCTATTAAGAGGTTCCATTTAAAAATTTGTGATAAATATATCAGAAGACGCAAATTTGTTGCTTGAATCTACGGTCACAACTTTAGAGTAGGAGCTTGCCCAATCTAATAAAGTTTGATCTACTCTACCTCTATTAATTAACCTAGAAGTAAGTAAAAAATTATACCTTAAATAATCAACGTTTTTAAAAAAGCCAAGGACCTTGCTCCTAGCTTTTTCTGTACAAGGAAAAGGTATATGGAAATAGATCAGAGATTTCTTTGTCAAAAGGTCTCTCTCAAAAGTGCTAAAACTACCCTTCATAATTACGAAGTCTGTGTTAACTAACTTCTTATTATTTACACGTATTTTTTCTGTATCTAAAGAATGAGGGAAGTATCCGCCTTTAAAGTTTCCGTACTTGTCGAACTTATGTCTAAATCCACTACAGGCCAACAGACAATATAGCTTTGCCATCGTTCTCTGGCTTGGGTCTTTTAGTTCTTGGTTGACGTCCCTCCTCAACCTAAAAAATTTTGCGGGGCCCCAGCTCCCTTTGAAATTAGTTTCAAACTCTTCTTTTATTAGAGACTCGGCATATGGCATCCTCATGAGGGCATGAAGTCCTAGCACATGCTTTTCTTTAGAAAATCCAATTCCACCAGCCCCCTCGTATAAGATTTCTCCTGTAGACAGCCCGAAATCATAGATATAGCGGCTCTTAACGTCCGTTTTTGAGGCAAAAAAATAATCCCTCGAGCCAGGAAGCAGTTGTCTACCAGGATAGGGTATTAGGGGGCTATTTAAGCTTTCTCCACGTTCTTCCATTAAAAAAGCAGACTAAGTTAGGGTTGAATATCCTTATTGTACCAGGTGGAACTTTATCATAGGAAGATTTATCACCAAAGGTGTTAAGTAGAAGATATTCTGTATACTCTTCTGTATTCTCTACAATCCCAACGGCTTTCTGTAGCAGAGATATAACTGATATCACAGCGATTCCATGTATGCTTTTATACCTACCTTTATCTTCTACTGTCTTCTTTAAGAAACTTAATTGGTTTGGCTTAAACTGAGCATAATGATCAGAGCTAATTGAATGGTAACGTGTCTGCGGGGCTGAGATCATGCTTTTACTTTTACGTCCCATTATTATATCAGGTTATTCTTTAATTTGTTTTACATCTTGTATTGATCTTCTGCTTTATCGACCCTTAGAGTTACAGGTGCCTGCTCGATACGAAGAGTCTGATGAGGAGCAGTTTGTGCGGCTTTCTCGATGAGCCTCTCCATTTGCTCCTTAGAGATGCCTCCTCCAGTGCTACCACTAGACTCACCCGCTTTCTTGGCCGCTTGGACTCCAAATGTTGCTAGGACTCCAGTGAAGACTGATGCGATAAAAGTTGGGTCTAGCTTTTGCTCGGGGATCCCAAGTGCGGGAGGGAGTTTTATATATGCCAGGGTTAGGATTCCGCCAGACCAAACAAGGATGCCTAGTCTAACAAAAGTAGAAAGAATAGCAAGTTGTTCTTCTTTATCGTCGGCCGCTTCCTTAATTTTACCTATAATACCTTTCTTTTTAGGTTTTTCTTCCGCGATTTTGCTATCTGTCATTTTTTAATAAAGCCTCGTTTGACTTTAAACCAGGGCTTTTTTATGACTATTTATGATAGATTAGCGGATAGATCTTATTTAGTACATCATCGTAGTCTTCGTACCAACGACTTCCTATCACCTGCTGCTGCTGTTGTTTACGAAGAGACTTGAAGATTAGCTCGAGCTCTTTTTCACTAAAATTCGGTTCCATTAATCTTTTCTAGGTAAATTTTTTCGTCTTGGTAAGGGATATATTCGCCTGTTTTTATCCTCCAAGCCTGCTGGATATCCGGTAATAACCACTGGTCTACCTTGTAGCAATGCGACCAGTTAACTGGCTGTATGCAGTTCATCACTGCTACATTCCAAAAAGCTACAAGGTGGATCCAGAAGCTAAGCACTGAAATGTTTCAGTATGACTTCGATACGCTCTTCCTCGTGCGCAATGATATCAAGCTGGTCTTGGATAGAAGCAAGTACGTCAGGGTGCTCTCCAATTCCCACTGGGTTTTTTAGATAGATCTCCACATTAAGTTTTGCTTTCTCAATGTTGCCTAAGGCGTTTGCTTTAAGGGCTTTAAGAATTTCGTTTCTCATTTTAATAGAGTTCCTCCTCTTTTTCTGCTTCTATTATACAATCGGACGTGGGATAAGCGACGCAAGTAAGCACAAACCCCGACTCAAGCTGGTCGTCATCTAAGAACGACTGATCCGACTGATCAACTGTACCTTCAACAATTTTTCCTGCGCATGTAGAACAAGCTCCAGCCCGACAAGAATAAGGCAGATCTATTCCTGCCTCGTCGGCGGCATCTAGTAGGTATTGATCATCTTGACATTGAACTGCCTGATCTCCTTCGGATGTTCTAAAAGTAACAGTAAATGTCATAATTATATATGAGGTTAAGTTATATATTATACACCATCTTTCACCCTTTTTTACTAAAAAAGAGGGTAGTTATACCCTCTGTGGCGGTTTGAATGGGCAATCGGGGCATCCTGCACCACAACATCCTTTATTCTTTGTCATAGATCTGTTCTAGTTTTTCTCTAGAGAGATCAACATACATCAACTCCTCACCTGCTTGCGGTGCCTCAGGATGCTTTGGTTTGGGGGTCCTCATCTCTATGTTAATAGATTGAATGTTAGCCCACATCATAGCAAAGGCACCACCAGCAATAAGAGCGAAACATATAAAGTATAGTGTGACTTCAAAACTATTCATCATGCTTCCTGAAGAGCTTGTAGCGTGTTATGAAGTTCTCCAATATCACGGAGACCTTCAACGCTAAACCAAGGAGAGTTTGCCCAACTGAACCCTTCGCCCATGGTGCTGTCTGGCGCCGTGATGTACCAATGACATGCTGTGTCCGGGACATCTACAGCGCACTTAGACCAGTCGTCGCTCCATTGCGGGACTTGCACCCACATTAGAGCGGCAAATATTAAACTGAATATTGATTTAATCATGTCTTGTTTTAATTTGAGTTCAAAGTTTTAATAAGAAGAATCCTTATTAGAGAGTAGTTTCCTTAAAATTAGTTCATCAATAGAGAATAAACCACTGCCATTAAGAACAATGCAAGCGGCTCCTCCCCAGTAAAGTACTAAGAGCTCTAACAGGTAGATATTGAATCCGCCCGTCATAACGGCATGATAGATCGCGAAGGACATAGTGCCCAGGATGGCCAGGGCACCCAATAGAGTACCAAGGCCAAAGATTATCATCCAACTTCCCACAATCTCAGAGAATGCCGCGATGTATGAGAAGAATATAGGAAATGGTAGATGCAAAGGTCTTACGAATGCATCTGCAAAGTTCTGAATATTATCTAGTTTCTCGTATCCATGATGGATAAGCATGATGCCTACCGCTAAACGAAGTATCAAGATTCCTAGAGACCTAATCATAGCGCATTACCACGAGGTAGGACTTCTTCTGGGAAGATAAACTGTTCGTGAGGCTGGTCAACAGGGGCCAACCATGCGCGGAGTCCTTCGTTCAGAAGGATATTCTTGGTGTAGAACGTCTCGAACTCGGGATCTTCTGCTGCTCTGATCTCCTGACTCACAAAGTCGTAAGCACGAAGATTAAGGGCAAGGCCAATAATCCCGATACTACTAGTCCAGAGCCCCATAACTGGAACAAATAACATAAAGAAATGAAGCCAACGCTTGTTACTAAAAGCGATACCAAATATTTGAGACCAGAATCTGTTGGCCGTAACCATAGAGTAGGTCTCCTCCTCTTGGGTTGAGTCGAACGCTTTGAATGTGTTTGCTTGTTCGCCATCTTCATATAAAGTGTTTTCAACGGTCACACCATGGATAGCAGAGAGTAACGCTCCACCTAGGATACCTGCTACTCCCATCATATGGAATGGGTTGAGCGTCCAGTTATGGAAGCCCTGTAGGAAGAGTAGGAACCTAAATATCGC